GATATCGAACTAGAGAAAAACATTTTAACGATCAAAGGAGAGAGTGAATCCTCTGAAAAACAGAAACTTGTTCATCAAGGAATAGCATCACGATCTTTTCATAGACGTTTTAGTGTTTCTGATAATGTTGAAGTCCGTGGTGCTTCTTTAGAAGATGGTATACTTTCTATTCACATGGAAGAAGTTGTACCAGAAGAAGAAAAACCTAAAAAGATTGAAATAGGTGAAGTGATTGATGTAAAAGAAAAAGAGTTTCTAACTGGTTAATTTACTCATTATTTAATCTCCTACCAGTAGAAACAAGGGGAGTAGAGAAATCTGCTCCCCTTTACCATAAAGAAAGGAAAGATATGACTTTACGAAAAGCGGACTGGACAAGATACCTCCGTGATCCTAGAGCCATGAAAGAATGTTACAAAATAGAAATGATAGATAGAACGGCAAAGGGGTTACAAGAATATTCTTGGAGTGATTGGAAGAAAGAACATTATAAACGTATAAGATATTTTAAAGATTATGCTCGACACGCAGAACAACATTTAGAATTTAACTTTAGTGAAAATCCTTGGTTAGACGTAGGTGGTAGTGGATAATGAACACAGATGATATTATGGAAGCAATAGAAGATTTAAAAAAGAAACAACAAGAAAAGCCGCCGTTGCACGAATCGTAGAAGCAGAAGGTTCTCTACCAATGAGTAGAGATGCAAAGTATCTTGTTGCAGAAGATTTTACGATTGGTACAATAGGTGGTGGTTGTTTAGAAAATGATGTNTATCGCAGAGCAAAAGTTGTGATGCATGATGAGGAATCTTCTATACTCAATTTTGATTTGTCTGGNCAAGATGGAAGNACAGACGGACACATATGTGGAGGAGAAGTGAAAGTGTTGATTGAACCTATTACTTTATATGATAGAAGAAAGAATAGAAAAAGAAAAGAAAGTAATACCATCATTGTATTTGTTCGGTGGTGGTCATGTTTGTTCGCAAGTTGCAAAGTGTGCTTCTGTAGCAGGCTTTAATATTCATGTTGTTGAAGATAGAAATATGTATGCAAACAAAGAAAGATTCCCAGACGCAAAAGAAATTCATGTTGGTAAAATACCAGACATTTTACAAACACTAGATGTTGATAAGAATAGTTATCTTGTAATCATCACAAGAGGACATTATCAAGATGAATTGATTTTGGATTGGGCAGTAGATACTGATGCAGAATATGTTGGAATGATTGGTTCTAAAATGAAAGTATTAATGACATATGGAAATCTTGCAAAGAAAACTGGCACGATAAAAGATACCTATTGGGATAGAAGAAAACTNATAGAAAGAGTTCATGCACCAATTGGTCTTGATATCGGTGCAGACGATCCGGGTGAGATAGCNATTTCTATAGTTGCAGAAATGATACGATTTCGTAGAAAAAAACATCAATATATGATGAACAAAAGGATACAACCAATAGAAGGAAAATGATAATGCAACCATTGATCAAATGGGCAGGTGGGAAACAAAAGTTATTGGCACAAATATTACCACACATTCCGAAAGAGTACGATACTTATTATGAACCATTCTTTGGAGGTGGGGCAGTCTTTTTTGCTTTGGAACCAAGAAAGGCTGTTCTCACCGATATCAATTCTGAGTTAGTAAACTTCTATGAAATGGTTCGTGATGAGTTACCATTTTTGATTAGTGAGATTGACACTTATGAAAACACAGAAGAATTTTATTATAGAAAAAGAGAATTAGATCGTTCTGTAGAATATAGATCATTGACAAACATTGAAAGAGCCGCAAGATTCTTATATCTCAACAAAACGTGTTTCAATGGATTGTATAGAGTAAACAAAGAAGGTTATTTCAATACACCATTTGGTAAGTATAAGAATCCAAAGTTTTACGACAAAGATAGAATCAAAAGAGCATTTCATTTATTTAATTCACCAAATAATATTGAAATACGATATGCAGATTTTAACGAAGTAAAAAATGCAAGTTCAGAAGATTTTGTATATTTTGATCCACCATATGTACCATTNACAAAAACATCTTCATTTACTGCATATACGAAATATGATTTTGATAGTAAGAAACAAATAGAATTAAAAAATATATGTGATACATTACATCAACGAGGTGTAAAGTTTTTATTATCCAACTCATATTGTGATTTTGTACTTGACTTATATCGTGATTATGATATACTAGAGATACAGGCAAGAAGATTCATAAATAGTAATGGCAGTAAAAGAGGACCTATTAAAGAGGTTCTTGTGAGAAACTTTTAAACTATAGGAGAGAATAATGCACCAAGGACACTTGTTCAACACACTTTATCAACATTTTAAATCTGAAAAACTGAAGGCTATATCTACATTGGCAATCTACTTTGATAATGCTGTTGCAGTTGGTGATCATTCTAAAATAATAGATGATATGACCAACTTAGTAAAACAGGCAGCAGATGCAGAATCAGCCATAGAGATATTAAAAAATGAATTTCCGAATTATGATGAGGGTAATTTCTAAGAGGTAAAAATGTCAGAAGAATGGGAACACGATCAAGAAGAAGAAAACGAAGGTATTCCTGAAGAAGAATTTAATCAAAATCTAGCAGACGCATTTGGTTTTCATTATGATCCTGTGAATACAGAAAAAGAAAGAGATACACTTGATGAGTTCTTACTTGAAAAACAAGATCGTATTGTTCCTGTTGTCAAACCAGAATACATAGTTCCAAATCATAAGTGGATAATGGAGAAACAATTTTTAGAATATGAAGATTTGGGATATATGGAAGCAGACGCATATTATAAAACACAGATTAAATATTGGAATACCATGTACAAAGAGTTCTGTGATAATTATAAAATTGAAGAAGAATATGCGAGAGAGGTGTATAACTCACAACGATTGAATTAGAGGTCTTTATTTTATGCAGTTTTATACTAATGTATCAATATTGAAAAATGATGTGTACTATCGTGGTGTAGATGAGAATGGTAAACGTGTTCAGAAAAAGATTCCTTATCAACCACATCTTTTCATACCAGTCAAAGAAAAAACAAAGTTCAAAACATTAGATGGTCGTTATGTAGAAAAGATGCGACAAGAGACTATCTATGAAGCAAAAGAGTTTATTCAAAAATATAAAGACGTAGAGAATTTTGATATCTTTGGTAATGAAACTTTCATCTATCAGTTTCTAGGTGATATGTATCCGAACAACATCAATTGGAACAAAGACAAGATAGTAATTTGGGCTCTTGATATCGAAGTTGCGTCTGAACATGGTTTCCCTAATCCTGCTGATGCAAGTGAAGAAGTTCAATGTATTACTGTTGCAGACAAGAGTGGCTACAAGATGGTGTTTGGTCTTGGTGAATTTAAAACAGAAGATAAAACGATAGAATACATTCAATGTAAAAATGAAAGAGAACTACTTGAACGATTTCTTGAGTTTTGGATAGAACTGAAACCAGATGTAGTTACAGGTTGGAATACATCTTTATTTGATATACCATATTTGTATAGACGTATTGCATATCTCTTTAGTGAACCAAAGGCAAGACAGTTATCACCTTGGGGTTATGTGCAAGAAAAAAGTGTTATGCAATATGGTAAAAAGAACTTCGCATATAATCTTCTTGGTATATCTTCTCTTGACTATCTCGATTTATATAAAAAGTTTACATATAGCAGTCAAGAAAAATATACACTTGGTCATATCTCTTATGTCGAAGGTGTTGGTGAAAAGATAAACTATTCCGAGTATGACAATCTGCATACTTTATATAAAGAAAACTTTCAAAAGTTTATAGAATATAATATCAAAGATGTAGAACTTGTAATGCAACTTGAAGAAAAGATGGGTTTGATTGATCTTGCATTGACTCTAGCCTATGATGCGAAAGTAAACTATCAAGATGTATTCTCTCAAGTTCGTATGTGGGATACTTTAATCTATAATCATTTGCGTAAAAAACATTTAGTGATGCCACCAAAAGAGAATAACAAAAAGTTTGATGCGTATGCAGGTGCGTATGTAAAAGAACCTGTTACTGGTTTTCATGATTGGGTTGTATCGTTTGATTTGAACAGTCTGTATCCACATTTGATTATGCAGTATAATATTTCACCAGAGACTTTGATTAATGAAAACAGACCAGACATTGATGGCAAAATAGATGTAGATAATCTTTTAGAACAGAAGATAAATCTAGATCCACTCAAAGAAATAGANATGACAATCACACCNAATGATCAATTCTTTACAAGAAAGAAACAAGGTTTCTTACCAGAGATGATGGAAAGAATGTATAATGATCGTGTTCGTTATAAAACAGAAATGATTGAAGCAGAAAAAGACTTAGAACGAAAACGAAAAGAAAAACCTCTTGCAAATCATAGAGAGATTATCAATCGTATCAGTAGATATAGAAATCTACAAATGGCAAAGAAGATTCAGTTAAACTCTGCATATGGTGCGTTAGGTAATCAGTGGTTTAGATTTTATGATGTTCGACAGGCAGAGGCTGTTACTCTTTCTGGTCAACTTGCAATTCGTTGGATTGAAAAAGAACTCAATGCTAAGTTCAATTTGATTCATAAAACAAAAGATGAAAGTTATGTGATTGCGTCTGATACAGATAGTGTGTATATTCGTCTTGGTGAACTTGTAAAAATAATTGGTATAGAAAACGAACCAAAAGAAAAGATTATTAATTTTCTTGATGAGATTTGTTCTAAGACTGTAGAAGATTGGATTAAATCTAGTTACAGACAACTTGCAAACTACACAAATGCATATGCACAAAAAATGGATATGGCAAGAGAAGTGATTGCAGATAAAGGTATTTGGACTGCAAAGAAAAGATATATTTTAAATGTGCATGATTCAGAAGGTGTTCGATATACAGAACCAAAGTTGAAGATGATGGGTATCGAGGCTGTAAAGAGTAGCACACCATCTGCGTGTAGAGACAAGATTAAAGAAGCGTTAAGAATCATTATGACAGAGAATCAAGAAACTTTAATACAGTTTGTCAATGATTTCAAAAAAGAATTTAAAACTTTGCCACCTGAAGAAATATCGTTTCCACGTTCTATCAATGGTCTAAGTAAATACACATCTTCATTTGAATTGATAAAGAAAGGCACACCGATTCATGTTCGTGGTGCAATATTGTATAATGATTTGTTAAAGAAAAACGATTTGATAAATCGTTATCCAAGTATTCAAGAAGGTGAAAAGATAAAGTTTATGTATCTAAAAGAACCAAATACATTACAAAATAATATTATTTCCTTTGCATCATCATTTCCAAAAGAATTTAAACTAGAGAAATATATTGATTATGACCTACAGTTTGAAAAATCATTTATTGATCCATTGAAAGGTATATCAGATAAAATAAATTGGCAGTTAGAAGAAACTGCATCTTTGGAGATATTTTTTGGATAATTTATATGATATAATAAAAAATAGTACAGATGCCAATGGCTTACCTGTAATGAATAAAAATCAATTTCTTACTTTAAAAGAAAAATATGGTAAAGAAGAATTTCGTAAAGTACTTCTAGATTATATTAAAAAAGAAAAGCCATCATTTCCATTAAAAGAATTTAGTGAACAAAAAGTGATTGATACCTTTTATAAATTGCAAAAGGCAAATTATAAAGACTTTATCATGGATACAAATACAGAAGTAATGGAAAAATATGATGATTATAAGTATCCGTATAGTGAATATGGTTTAGGAGTTATAAATGGTCCAAGTTCATATAACTATGTAAGTGATTCTTTTATGAATGAATTGAGAATGGATTGTGGTTCATACGGATTCAAATCTCCTATGCACAGATGGAATACTGGCGAAGATTTATATGTTCCTTTAGGACTTATTTTTAGAAATATCAGTATGTCTGGTGCTATAGGATTAGCCATACCCACTTATATGGAAGCATTTCGATTGGCTACATATATTGCAACACAATTTAAACCTATTGTTGCAAAGACTATCTATGAACTATGTAATGCAAAAACTGTATTAGATACGTCAATGGGTTGGGGTGATAGACTAACTGCTTTCTATGCGTCTAATGCAACACATTATATTGGTTGTGATCCTAATCCAAATACATTTGCACGTTATCAAGATATGATAAAATTCTATGATAAACTTACGGGTGGTAAAAAGACTACGCAGTTGTATAGATGTGGTGCAGAAGATTTACCATGGAATGAAATAGAAAATGTAGATTGTGCATTTACAAGTCCACCATATTTTTCTACAGAACGATACAATGAAGGTGGAGAAAATGAAGAAGATCAGTCGTGGTCAAAATACGATACATACGAAAAGTGGAGAGATAATTTTTATTTACCAGTATCAGAAAAAAGTTTTCAATCTCTAAACGAAAATGGTGTTTTGATGGTCAATATATTTGATCCAAAAGTAAAAAACAAACGATATTATTCGAGTGATGAACTAGTTAATTCATTGAAAGATTTTTTTATTGGTCAGATTGGTATGAAAATAATGCAAAGACCAAAAAGTAATCTTGACAAAAAAGAACAAAAAGAATTTATGAATAAAGTGTATATAGAAAATGTATGGTGTTTCAGTAAAACAAAGATATTGATTTATTTAAACACACAAGAAGTTCAACACTAGAGGAATTTTTAAGTTGATATATGTAGAGGATTGTCGAAAGACACTTAGTCGCCAGTTGCTATATGATTATGTTTTTGTGTTCTCCTCAGATTATAATGAACTAACTCTAAATCCAAAGAGAGAC